CACGTCCTTTTAGAGTTAATATTGCGTCGACGGTTACTGTTGAATTATTTAAATATCCCATATTGTTTTACCTTAATTTTATATAAATATTACTAATGTTATTTTTGATGTTAAGTTAATCTAAAACTCCCAGCATCATTTGTTTGTTGTTGATATATTAATTGATTTGGATTAGCTTTACGAACTTCCACGGGAGCTCCCCCATCTACTGTTTGTCTTGATGCTATATTAAAATCAGCACTAGTAAGTTTTGAACCGGCATATTTTTGATTGTTAATACCTGTCGGTAAATAATCTTGTACTTGTGCTAATTCAAAAGATCCACTTGTTGTATAACCACCTGCTCCATATGAATATGTTCCATATGAAGAAGATACAATATTTAATACTTGTTTAAACTCTGATAAACTAGAAGAAATAATTACTGGTAATACTCCTTCATTTCTCCAAAACGGACTAGATGAAGTTATATACGTGCTTCCAGATCTAATTAAATAATCATATGAATATGTAGTACCTCCATATTTTTCTGTAACAGATGCAGTTAGATATGCTTGCCATTGGTCATCGTCTTCTCCAGTTAATGTTACAATTTTATTAGCAACACTGCCAGTAAATTGTAATGAATTTGCAGAAGCAGTAGGAGCCATATCTCGTAAACTTACAGAATAATTTTCTGAAAATCTTTTTATTGTTGGTAATATCGAATCTCTACTACGCTCTAATATATTAGGCTGTACTAATAATCCTGTTAAATTATCAGTTCGTGCAGGTATTAATTGATCTAATTGTTTAAAGAATGATAAATCAAATAAAGTAAACATATTGATATACGCATTAATATCATTTTTATCTGCATACTTTTTCCAATAATCTGTAGCACGACGTATTAAATCTGGATATTCATTTTTGTTAATATCACCAGGATCACCAATTAAATCATCTAAACTAGTAAATCCTAGTTGTGCAATAATATCTTCATCAATTATTGTTTGTGGAGAAAAATACACTCCTAATTTTTTACTGTCTAATGGAGCTTTGTCAAATTGGCTACGTTCTGCTCTTGTTTTAACGTCCAGATTGTTTATTAATTCATTGTCTTCTAAACGTATTTTATTGTCATCAAATGTGCCTGCGCCTAATGATATAGCATCATAATAATACATTTCTTCAATTGAATCATATGGAGTATCGTTAGTCCAACTTGCAAATGAAGCAGATATACCTGAATTATTAGGTTCTACTCCTGTTAAACTACTAGTTGTAGCATGATTAATTTTTTGTGTTAATGGTAGTCTAAAAACTAATTCATCATATGCATCTATATTTCCATCATATGCTGCAGGTGCAGATACATGATTATTAAATGCAGAGTCTCCTAAACTTGAACTCCAAAATCTTAATTCTTGAAGTTGTCCTTGTAATCTACTACCGCCTGTAGTACCTCCTAATGTTAATGTTCCACTACTAGCAAATGTGGTAGTATCTGAAGCACTAACAGCTGCAACAATTTTGCCATATTTAGATTTTTTAGCTACAACTTGTAATTTAGATCCATCTTTACGGAGTATCGCAGATAAAAAGCCTCCATCAAATAATTCTATATTTGAACTACTATTTCCATTGATTTGTATAGTACCTAATGTTCCAGAAGTATAATCTAATGTAACTGTATTGGTTCCTATAGTAAATAGATTCATTGTGCTAGGCATCGTAGGATTTTTAATTACATCGTCTGTACGAAAACGTATTTCTACTGTTTCAATTGGTTGATTATAATTAACAGTAACAGTACCAGCAGTATTACCAATTAAATCTAATGCATAATCAAAATTTAATTTTTCATATATCGGAGCACGCTCTAGTCTAGGTCCTCCATATTCATTAATTGATATAAATGATTGTGGTATTCCATAACATGACATCAATGCTTGTATACTGCGCTTAGTTCCTTTAGATTTTAACAATAAAGGTAAATTATTAACAATACGTCTCCATACAGTATATGTCATATTTTCACCAGATACTGAAGGATCGCCTACTGAATTAGATCCAGTAATAGGAATTCCAGATTCATTTACACCTAATGCATATTCCCATAAATCTTTATACTGATTACCATTTGTTAAATTCCATCCAAATTGTTTAGCAACAGAATATAATAATTCATTTGGCATTCCTAATTTAGGATTCTCTTCTCGATTATTAATTCGAGTCATGTTACTAATATATGTATACAATATATCAAAATGTTGAGCTAACATGTTAATAAATGTAGTTACTTCATCATATTTATCATCTAATGCAAGATAACTTGGAACTGAAGATGCTAATGAATTTACATTTAATTGATCATATGAGGTAGCAGTAGCGTATAAAGAATTATACCATGTTTTAAATTCACTACTAGTTATAGATGTTAATGCATATGGTTTAGTTGAATTAGTTTTCGGAACAGGTTGTATATAACTACCAGTTACTTGAGGTACTGTGGCATCGATTACAGGAATATCATGCGTTGTTAAATTTATAGATCCTGATTCGTAATACAAATATTTTTCAAAATTATCAAATCCTCCAATCAGATTGTTTTTTAAAGTATTGAAATCAGCTTGATTAGTTGTAGCAACACTACCCGATATACCAGATACTTCTATACTCCTAGAAGTATAAAATTCTATTAACTTTAATTTGTGTCTAAAATTTTCTAATCGTTCTGTAGCTGAACTATAAAATATAAAATTATTAAAATCAGAATAATTTATATTTAGTTTCATTCCAGACAAACTACCTGAAAAATAATGATCAATTAACTGTTGAGAAGTTTGTACTGACGAACCTAATAAATCATTCCAACTTTTTAAATCTGTTTCCGTTGATGTATCATATGAAAAGTTTGCTTGCCAATTTGGATTAGACAACTGATTAAATGTTCTATCAACACCCGCTGCTAATATATTAACTCGATCTAAATATGTCGGTTTTAATTCTTCAACTACCCAACATTTAAAATCTTCTTTAAATTGTTTTGGTAATGGATCTTGTAGTTTAACGTATAAGTATTCGCCAATAACAACGCTATTAATAAATTGTACACATTGATTGCGACTAAAATTTAATAAATATGTTCTGTGATCTCCCTGATTAATTGTTTGATTAACAGTTTGTATATAATTAGTTATTTGCGTTAAAAATTCAACATCTTCATCATCAATTGCTCTTAAACGAATTTCTTTTCTGTCAGGAGAAATTTCATCTATGCGTAAATGTTGCCTATCAAAATTACCTATTAAGTTTTTAAAAAAGTTTAAAACAATATTGTAATTACCAGCAGTAATTTGTAAATCTTCAAATTGTTTATATAAATCAATTCCTATACCAGCATTAATTCGAATTCTACGATTTGTAATTTTATCTCTAAATTCTGGAACAGTATCTCGAAATTCAATTTTATGTTTACCGGTAACATAACTTGTATCTGAATATATATGAAATTCAATATTATTATTTAAAATATCGGTATTAGGAACATATGTTTGATTAGAATTAACTGAAAACAATTCTGTTTTAGACGCTGGTAATCGTTCTGCTGAAAATGATTTTCTTGCGGTTTTTAATTGTTCGATATTTTTATATTGATCTAACATGTTATTTATTGCAATGTAGCTACTTGATTATTTTCATCTGATTTTAAAACTACTAATCCGCCATCAAGTACAGCAGTATCATCATTTATACTATATATATTTTCATAAATTGCATCATCTGGATCTGGTATATCAACTACATCAACATCCCAATAAGAATTTTGAGCTAAGATAACACCGGGATTTCCAGATACAGCTAATAATTTATAAACGTCTCCTGCTTTAGTATCGTCTAGATCGACAATATATGTAACAACTAAGTATGGATAATCAACTTCATAACCTTTTACTGTAAATCCATATGGATTAAATTGTCCGTCTGAGCCACCGCTAACATTCTGTTGTTTATTAAAAGTCAATGTCAATGGATTGTATACTTTACGATTAGTTCTTGTTAATCTTGTGTCAAAGTTTGTACGAGTGCCGACAGATGTTCTGTATTGAACTGCAAATTTAAATCTAATAGTTTTATTTTGTTGTTTCAACGAGTCTAATATTTCTTTGGTAATTGTGTATCCATTAGCATTAGGTTGCGTACCTCCAGAAAATGGTAATTCTCGATATCCCGTGCTATTCGGCGCATTCTCACCATAATACCAATTTGAATTATAGGATGTACTAATTTTCTGTGTATTTTGTGGTTGTTGATTTGAATCTAACGGAATAGGTATAGTTAAATTAGCTGATATATTGTCAGTTTCAAAGTTTAAATCCAAATCTACATCTAAATTTAAATCTAATGACTCTCCAGCAACACGTACTGGAAATTTGAAATAATTAAATTGAGTGTCTAAAACTTTGATTACTGAACTATTTAATATTTTTTTATATATCGGCTCTATTATTAGTAATGGATTTTTTTTACTTTCCTGTAATTCAATATTACCAGCAGAATCTCGTTTAACAACGGAATCATTGTTTGATATTCTAGTGATACCTTGTTCTTGATATTTTGCTTGATTTTGTAAATCAACACGATCTTGTCTTCTACGTCTGTCTATTGCCATTATCTAACTACTTTAAAATAAATTTCGTCGTCGATATATTCTTCAGTAAATCCATCTACTACTTTTAGTTCTATGCGATAATATCTTTCTGGCATAAAACTATTCATGTCTACGTGGATAAAATTACTAGTGCTATCACAACTTACTTTATTATAAATATTATCAAACGGAATTATGTACTCATCTGTATCTGCATCCCGTATTGCATAACATGTAGTGCTAGGTAAATATTTTATTGTTTCAAATGGATACAGATTATTATGAGATTTTTTAGGAAATTTATCTCGAGCAAATATTCTGATTTTTGTAATTTCTATATCTTTATACGTTGGTTTTGTTTTGCTATAAGTTAAATATGACTCTAGATCTACCGGCGATAACGATCCTGTTGTAAAAGTGCTGTTATCCCAGTACATAGTTATTCTAGGCACATATATGGTATGAGTATCTCGACTAAAAAATCTAATAGTTCCTGTCTTAGTTCCATCGACTTCATCTGCATCAGAAAACTTAATTAAAAATCCATTATTATCAACACTAACACCACCACTACCTGATATCCATGTTTTTACTGCTTCAGTAACATCCATGTTAATATCCGTAGGTTGTAAGCCAAATTTTTCATTGGTATCTAAACCTGGCTGATAAAAATATACAGAGTCAAAAGAAGAAGTATTGAAGAATCCACTTCCTGATTGATACAGCCAACTTCCTCCACTACCAGATCCAGAAATATATAAACTTGGAGCGCCTGTATTAATTTGTTGACTACTTGATATCCATGATGATCCAGATAACGTAGTGGATGATCCCGATGGAGTATATGACCATGATACATGAGGAGTTGCCCAAGCTATACCGTCGGTAGTAGCAGTCGAATCATTTTCAAACCCCGTTCCATTAGTCCATGGTTGCCCCATTAACTTTGCATCTAACGTATATTCAGCTGGCAAATTTTTTGCATGAGTAGTATATAATTGTAACATGAATTTGCAAGAACTTAAATCTGCAGAATATTTAGTAAGAGTATCGGTAATTTCAGACATATCAAATTTAACGACAAATCTGCTTTTTACCAATGTTTCACCGTCAGTGTCTAATTGTTTACCAACTTGAAGAATTTCATCGATGCCAGTATTAGAATTTACAAGACTTTTAGCCTCATACATCGTAGCATCACTTTCTGCATAAAATATTCTAAACATAATTAACCTTATGTACTAATCATTAAATGACTACCACTTCTCCATAATTGTCCAGGATTACCAGGATCTGTTGTTGGTAGCGAACCTGTAATGAACACAATTCCAGATTGTACATCTAATCTATCAATTGATGCTGATGTTACAAAAATATTCGATCCGGTTACATATGAAGCGGTAGCTACAGTCATAGAAGAAGTCTGACTGTTTCTAACATAATTAGTAATACCATCAACGGAACCAGAAAGTACATATGAAGCAGTATCTGCAGTTCCAGTTAATGTTGCATGTAAACTTCCACTAACACCTAATGACCCAGATACTACTATATTTTCAACTGCGTTTGCAGTTAACACATTATACACATCAGCAACATAACTTGCTGATATTAGTCCTCCGGCAACTATGTTTGTGCGATTATCTCGTATTACGCCCATTTTATTGACCTTTTAGTATAAATATAAAGATATTAAGAACTTACGACTCTACCTCGTATATCTTGACTAGGAAATTTAACTTCGAAAATACTAGGATCTAAAGAAGGATATATTACACCGTTACGTGTGGCAGAAGCTAAATCATATGCATTTCCTGAATAACCTAAGGCTGAGTCAAATTTATTTTTGAAAAATACATTAACTACATTTTGCACTCCAGGAACATTTCCTATTAAATTTTGTACAACAGATTTAACAATTGGCTGATTGATTTGCCATTTATCAACATCAAAATATGTTTTTAATTCATTGACACATGTTAATAAAACTTCATTGCTATTATAATTTGATAATACAGAAATTTCAAAATCCAAAGACACGTTAATAACAAATGCATCTTTTATGTTGATTGCATCCGTTAACATTCGATAATATCCTAAATATGTTTTTAAATTGTTCTTAACTGCATCATTTAATGGTGTTAGTTGTTTAGAAGCATTAAATCCTAAAACGTATAAATTCATTGCCAACGGATTAGTTATTCTTTTTTCTATTAGATCTTGTTGTGCTATTTGATCGTCTGGCACAATATATGCTTTCGCTACACTACCAAATTTTGCCGGCATTGAATATGATCTGATTATATAATCTTCTCTTGTTACTAATCGATTCTGAGTTGCAAAATTACCTAATGCATTATTTTTAACATCTTGTAATGAATCTTTTTGTTTAGCTCCAATTGCAGGAAATTCATTATTTGTAGCCAAAGTTGTTTTTACAAAATTTACTATTCCAATATTATTTGTATTATTAACATCTTCATCGAATTCAACAAATTCAACGTTATTCAATGTTCCTGCTGCTACATTGTCAGATAATCCTTTACCAACAGTATAGGTAACAGTTAACGTTGTGTTTGCGGGAGCTTGACCATATGCTCTAGTATATAAAAAATTAGATGGGTCGATATCGATATCGATATTTTTTCTAAATCCAGCAATGCCGTTACCAACGTTATCCGGGTTTGGAACAATTTCTTCATCGTTATTATCGGAAATGCCAGCGCCGAATTGTAATTCTAAACGATCATCACTTCGCAGTCTACTAATAAATCTTTTTGATGTTTTACGTAATTTTAGAAGACTAGGAGCAGATGATCTATACTGAATAAAATCAGGATCATTTTCTAGTAAATTTGGAACTTCTTCGAACACAGTATCTTGTGCCAAATACGGCACTTCGGTCCAAGCATCTCCATCTGACTCAGTTACTGATATAATATCAATAACATTGTTATCTGGTAAAACTATTTTATCATATGCAATTGGACTATTAAATGTAAATCTTTGAGTCTTAACCTCTCCAGATACTGCTTGTATTTGTTTTTTTAATAAATAATAAGTAGGAAGTTTAGTAGAATCATTTGTTTCATATATGGTTACTTCTGTTGTGTCAAACGAAGACGAAAATCCAAAATCCACAGTGTCTAAAGTTCTGAATATCGAATCGCCACCAGTTTGTTTGATTTGCATTCCTGGTTTAATTGAAAGTGCATAATCAAAATCTGGACGCACATTATCTCCGGTACCGGTTGCTGGTACCAATTGAAATACATCTAACGTAACATGTGCTGGAACAGAGCTTTTAGCTTTATATCCTAAAGATTTAGCAATATCGAAAATATTACCACGCTCCGATGCTTGTTCTAATAAAGATTCTTTTAAATTATTATCAGCATAAAAAGCCAATACATCTCCAACATATGCAGATAATTCTAAAAACAATGAACCAGGAGATGCTTCATTAAAGTCTGTATATGTTTCTGGAAAATATTGTTTAGCAAATTCAATTAAGTTTCTTCTAAACTGATTATAATCTTTTCCTAAATATGAAACGTCTTTTGCATTTTTCATTTATTGTACCTCAACTACTCCTGTTTCTGATGCTGTTATTGTTATTGCTCGTGTTTCGAAACTAGATATAGAAAACGTTATTGTTATTTGTACGTGATGAACTAAATTAGGATCATCTTGATTAGTAACGACATCAACGTCATCGATCGTTATATATGGTAACCAAAAATTTACAGGTTGTAATATTATATCTTTAATTTCGTCTTTTAATTCAAAAACATTTGGTTGAAACAATATTTCAAATAATCGACATCCAAATGTTGGTTGCAAAACTCGTTCTCCGAGTCTTGTTAACAATAAATTTTTTAAATTTTCTAACGCTTGATCTATATCAACATGTATAGGTCGGAACAATTGTCCTCCATTAGAAACATACTTAATACCTAGACCGTTCGATCTTGTTTTGTTTATTTCATTTGGAGAAACAATATTATATCCCATTACAATGCAAAGCCTTTATTTTTCTTTTTATCTATTGCTTTCATTAAAGCAGAATAATCACGATTCATTGCTTTAGAAACAATCGGATCAACTTGCATGTTTTTACCAGTTTCTGGGTCTTCCATTATTTGCATTTGTGCATTACCATTGTTTCGCATCATACCGAAACCTTGAGCATCTGCAGATGAAAATGACATTTCTTGTTGCATTAAATCTGCGTATGTTCCTTCTGATTGTAAACCTTGAGTTTCGTTTAATATATTTGCAAATTTATTTTCCTTAAACAAAGAAGTTTTTCTTGGTTTCGATGTTTTAACTGGTTTTTTTGCTACTGACTCTGTTTGCATTTCTGTAACTGTGGATTGTAATCCTTCTCGAAGAATGTCAGTTAATTCTTCTTTAATAACTTCACGTACGGCAGTTTTAAGTGCTTTTACAAGTGCTTTATTTGACATAGGTATTCTTTTTTATTATAAATATGTATGATGTTAATTTAAAGGTCCTCCCCATTCTGTATCAGATGGTTTAGGTCCATATGCTATATTATTTTCTGTATCAACATAAAAATCTCCCGTTTTTCCTAGATTAGATGAAGGCACTCCAGGTTCTCTATAAACTTGGCTTGGAGCTTCTATTAAAGATGTTAATAAATTTTGTTGTTGTTCTACTAGTTGTTGAATTGTATCTGAACGTTGATCTAAATCAGTTTCAGACACATTGATTTCTCGGTAAAATTCTGAAGGAAGTAAATCGTTATAATCAAAATCTTCGCCAAAATTATTAAAATTATCATCGTCTAATGTTGGAATATCTAAACCAATATCTTCATTACATGCAGAATTTAATGATGAAATTGCATTTGTTAAAGGCGGAATCAATGTGTTTAATTTTGATACTGCTTGATTAGGCACTGCTTGTAATGGTTGTATTGCTTGTATAGCATTGGAAACTAATTCGTCTTGTAGTTGTTGTGTTAATGAAGCAATAAACAAAGGAGCAGTAATTGGATTAAGTAGTTGTGCTGCAGCTATAGCATTTTTAATTGTCAATCCAGTTTTTATAACTGTCTGCACCTGTGAAATTATTTGTTGTATTTTAGGCAACTGTTCTTTTACTTGTTGTAATTTATCTTGAATTGATTGTAATAAATCCTTAATTTGCTGAACTCTTGGATCATTACAATCAATACCATTTGGTAATTTAATAACTTCTTGTATTACTAGTTTCATTTCAGCAAGTATTAAATCTATTAATCGATTAATTTGTTCTTGAATAGTATCAACTCCGAATGCTGGTAATGTTGTTATTTTATCTAACGGTGGTGTAACTGCCATTTAGTGTTCCTTATTTATCTATGTTTTTTTTCATTTTATATGTTGAACTTAACAATTGATCTAATAATCTTTGTGCCTTTTCAGCTGGTGCATCTTTTAATTTAAAATAAAATCGTTGACCAATACTTTTAGAAAACTGTTCAATTATTAAAGTTAAAATCTCTAATAATACTTCGCCATGCACCATACTTTCTGTGGCATCTTCGCTTCCTAGTTTAATATTACCTGTAGAATTTAAAACAATTCCCAACGGAGAATCTATAACTGCTAAATCGTTTCGGGCTTTTAATATTATACGATCTGATACTGCTAGTAATTGAGAGTCTTGATATTTAGATTCATGTCCTCGTGTAGTAATACACCCGGTTAATGAATTAGGTTTTTTTTCACTACCTAATACAATTGGAATACTTTGTGTACTAGTTAAATATATTGAACTATTGTCTTTGTTAATATCTTCAACAACAAATTCTTTTTTATCTAAATTTTCATGACCGTTTGCTAATATTATAATAGGATCGCCATTTACATCTCCGGACCATGTAGGAGCTTTATGATAATAATTATCGTCTGGTATAGTTGATATTGTGCTTCCAAATCTTATACTATTTCCAAATCGACCTTGCCATATATGATCTCCTTCATAAGGTTGTAATGGAGATATTTTTTGTTCAACAAACGTTTTGCCGGCAGGGTACTCTTGATTATTTATTTGGTTATGCTCCTCACTTGTCCATGTAATTCCTGTAGATTGATTATTATTTACTCCGTTTTGCAAACTCAATGTTTGAACATGATACCAAGATTTATCTTTATCTTTATTAGCTATTTTTTGTGTTGTTCGTTTAACTGTTTGACATACTAATATTATTTCTCCAACAACTGGAATTTTCATATCATTTAACGACATCATACGAACTGTATAATTGTCGATTGGTGTATGTTTAGTAAGAGATCTAGCTTGTATCTGAAAGAATCCTCTGTCTGCTGCAGTTGTCGAATATGCATAGGCATTATCAGTATTTAATACTTCAGCAACATCAAATTGAACGTTATTATGCATCTGTATTAGTATCCTTTAATTTAGATTTAACGTCAGCAATCTTTTGTTTTATTTCTTGATCTTCCTGTTCAATTTTTTCTATCTCATCTTCCAATTCATGAGTCAAAGTAGTTTGAGCAATTTCAATAAGTTGTTGTTTTTCTGATTCGGATAACAATGAGTCAGCGCCTGATATAGTTTGGCTTGTAGATATATAACGTTGAACTATAGCAGTTAATTTAACTAGATGATCATCATTTTTAACAGCAACGTCTAAGTATTCTTTAATAAGTGGAACTATTATAGTTGCATCTGATGCATTTCTTATTAATGGTTGAAGCTGTGATATAAGTTGATTTATTTGTCTGTCTTTCTTTTTTGAGTTATGATAGACATCATGCATAAGGTCAGCAAAACTGGTTCCTTTGAATATTTCTTCATTTTTATCCATACATGACTCCTTTAATAATAAATATTAAAAAGGCAATTTTATGAAGTTTTCGTTTGCGTATTCTGAAAATTTTGTTTCGTAAAGATTTTTTAGAGTTTTAACTACACGAGTAATATTAGTAGTAGGTAGTCCTGTTCGTTCTCTAATATAAATATAAAGAGCTTTTTTATTGAAGTTTTCAATGTTTTCACGAGACTCGAATAAATGTAAAACTGAATCTGCTACATGAATGTCTGTGGTATTGGTAAAAATATAATTTAAATTATCATAACAATATTCAACAAATTCATCCATAAAATATCTCAATGTTTCACGCATATCATTGTTATGCATCTCTGTTGGTATGTTTCTTTGCTCGTCAATATCAATTGGTTCTCTGTCTTGTTTCAATTTAACATATGCTTTTTGATTTTCAGCAATAAGATAGTTAAAAGAAGTTCTTGTGTAATAAGAATATGACTTTCCAGAATCCGGCTTGAATTTATCTAAACGAGCAGTTAAATAGGTAACTAAGTCTGTTTGAAGATCTTGAAACGAACAATTGTTTAAAATATATGTTGGTTTCATTTTGTTGATTAAATTTTCAGTTAACTTCATGAACGGAGGATATATAAATCGTCTATATATCTTTTCTCGTTGTGCCGTACTGTCTGACTTATTGTAAGCACAAATGGCTACGTCTTGAATCTTTGTGTAATAATTATTACTTTTCTTCCTCTTCCTGGGCATCAAACTCCTCTTTTAGTTTTTCTATTACATCACTTAACAATTCAAATGTCGTTCCTGTTTCATCATCTTTTTCAAACGCTCCAGAACGATCAATACGTTTCATTGTGTCATGACTTTGCTGTATTTTGTTGTACATGTATTGATTTGTTTGAGAAACAGTTTCATAGTATTCTTCTTGATCTGCTAAGACTCCTGCTAATACAAAAGCCCGATAAGCAAAATATACGGTAGTACCTAAAAATAATACGCTTAATATAATAAATAGTATCATGATATATCCTTGAAAATATCTGCAATAGAAGCACCCATATTTGGATTATTCTCTGCTAAGTTTTTTATAGCGGTGCTTTTTGTTGCTTTGCTTTTTTCAGATACTTTGGTAGGTGTTCCTGCTTTATGATTTCTCCAACGCTCGTATTCTATTTGAGCTGCCATATGATCACCATGATGTAAAATAACGGCCATATTGGTTTTTAATTTTGCTTGAGCGCTTCTTGCTACAAAATAAGGTTTATTAGAATCGTCATACATTCCATCGTGAATCTTAATAGCTTGATATTCATTCCAAGACATCGGTATTTCATATTTTTGCAGCAACCAAATAGAAAGATCTGGTACCATTGTGAAAGGAATATTTTCGTTGTGTTTATACATTCGACCCATATTCTTTCTGTGCCAATCTGAAGTTTCTACTTGATAAACTTCGTTACCTTCTCCTGGAAATCCTATTTTGCCTAAGTCATGATGCATTGCTGCAAACATTAATTCTTCTAATGTATAACCTGACATATCAGCGCCACTCTTTTCCCATAAAATATACAATTCATGAGTACATCCCATTACACGAAGTACATGATCTACATAACCTCCTGCAAATGCATTGTGATAATGTGCTATAGAAGATGCTGGCATCATTGCAATGCGTTCTTCGAAGTCATCATACATCTTGTGAATTTGTTTAGCTCTTGTAGGAAACTGTAAATCAATTTCTTCTCGAAACGTTTCCCAATTTTCTTTTATTTCATTTGCTTGTAACATATTATTATAATATTAAATTATTTTCGTAATTCCAATATCTTGCCGTTAACTAGATCATTTGTGCATTTCCAACACGTAACTGCCGTTGCATTAATGTCTACTCGTTCACATATTCGTTCACAATATTTACATTGTAATTTTTTATAACCTTGATTTCTTGTAACTTTTATTTTTTTCATTTTA